AGCCGAAGTAGACCTTCTTGACGGTCTTGGCATCGGAGCCGGAGTTGGCAGAGCCGTCGCCCATCTTCAGGGCTTTGTCCGGCTCGGTCGGCACCGCGTCTGCCACAACATCCTTGCCGAACCGGGCCTTGATTTCGTCCGGCGACATGGAGTGCTCGCAGATTGCGAACTTGGCTTCGGTGTATGTCTTGGCTGCGGGATCGACCCACACCTGGAAGGGTGAGAGCACGTCCACGCGAACGTCGCCAAGGAACACCGTCTGATCGGAGTAGTCCTCCGGCAGGCCCATCTGCTGTAGCTGCATCTTGTACTGCGTGATGAGCGCGTCGTTGGTGATGACGCTTCCATCCATAGGGTTCATGGTGAACTCCATGGGAAGTCCTGCTTCCTCATCCCACGAAATCTTCCACCAGCCCTGTCCGCCGACAATAGACCACAGGAGGGCTTCCTCCAACTTGTCGTCTAGTCCGAGCGAGACCCACCAATCCTCCAGCAGAAACTCACTCATCTGCGCCGCCTTCACGTCCCCTGTCGAGGACGACTGTGGCGTAGCCGACATAACCGGCTTCGTCTTGGTCAGTTTCGCAAGGAGAGTCTGGACGCCTGGAGTGATTTGGTTGGCGGTAAGCCTCACTCGATAGCGGGGCTTCTCGCCCTCCTCAGTCGGAAGTGTCTCCAGTCGGCCCGCCTTAGAGACGTAGCAGTACTGGTTGTTCCGATAGAAGGCCAGGTTCAGCTTCCAGTCGTTTTCCAACTTCTGACGGTGCTTCTTGAGTTCGTCTAGCTTCTGCGTGAGGTCAGCGGCGGTCTTGAGGTCGCTGATAGACTTGCTACTCGCAGCGTTCTTGTTGGTAGACGCCACCTAACCCTCCTTACATTACTTCGATATCGTTTGCGATGGCATCGGCCTCAGCCAGTAGGCGCTGGGCCTCGGCTTCACCGATGAGTCCTTCTTGGAGTTGGAACTCGATGTCCTCCTCCTCCTCCGTGGTATACATGCGGCGGGCTGCTTCGCGGACATCCTTGATCGCCGCGTCGCCAGGCTCGCCCCACTCCGCCAGAGCGGGAGGAAGTTTGGGGGCGGACACCGGAGCGCCGCCACCCGTCATGAGCACGTAGTTCTGTAGCTGGGCGTAGCCAGCCCTAAGGAAGTCAATCTCCTCCTGGAGAAGTTGCGCCTTCGTTTTCCACGGGAGCCGCATCTTCCACCTCCTCTAGGTTTGCCAAAACCACTGGCGAGCTATTGAGGTAGCGAGCGATCTGCTCCATCTGGCCGGTCAGATCGACCTGCCCAGCAAGCTCCTCGTTACGCTTCGTGAGGTTCTCGATTTCCACTTTCATTGCGTTCACTTGTACCTGGGTAATCATGCCCAGCGCCTTGCCGATCTTCTCGCCGCAGCCGGAGCAGACGTACTTGCGCCCGCGCAGCTTGTCGAAAACGGTGGCAGCCACTAGGTTGTAGCCGGTGTCAACCACGCGATGTCCTGGGTGTGTCTCACATATCAAACATTTCCCCGGCTTCAGCATTCGGTCTTTGTTGCAGAGTCTAAATGCCATTAGAACTCAACTCCTTCATTCGGGTGAAGGTAGAGTATAGCCCTACTTAGTAAGTCTTTAGAGTCTTTGAAAGCTCCTAAACCTACATTGCACGTCGTACATAGTGGGCCTCGTACTTCACCAGTTTCGTGGTCGTGGTCAAGGTGTTGTGACTCATTGCCACAGATTCCGCACGGCTGCTCCATCAGAGCATCGTACTCGTCTAGGTTGAGTCCATAGCGAACCTTGGCCTTGTGTGCGCGTTTCTGCGCTTTGTCGCGCTCGGCATTCCTCTGCCTCCAACGCCAGGCGGCAGTGCCCTTTCCTGTAAACTCGTCATGGATCATGATTACCTCCGACTAGGTTATCTAGGGGCAGTGAGTCGGCACCGCCCCTAGAATTCTACGCCCATTTCCGGGTCATAATTATCTCTGCGTGGTCTACGGTGCCTGTCTGCAAGCTCCTGTAGAGTAAGCGGTCTTTCCGTATGATCCCTACTGTCCATGTGGGGCAGCAAGGAGGCAGCACTTCGGATGGCAATTTCCACCGCATCAAGACAGTCATCTTTGGTATTCTTGAGGGCGGAGTCGTAGTCGAGCCACTCCTCAATGAACTCCCGATGCATGTGTCGGTGAATCCTCATTCTGCCCTGTTTGAACAGGGGAGCCATCGAGAGGATTCTTTCGGATTTCTTTCCACTTGCGAACACCGGAATAACCGGGGGGAACCCAGGCATCCGTGCAATCTGATCTGCCAGCACCTTCTGATAAGCCTGCGACTCAACGCCGATGACTTTGGGGCGGTACTGGTTCCACCACTCGTACACCTTGTCCACCTGCTCGTGGAACGGGATGCGTCCCGCCCACAGCCGCAGGAGGAAAGCCTGCCCTCCGTCCTCCGTCACCCCGATTAGGGCGATGGCGAACTTGTCGGCAGTGTCGGCCAGCGATACCGCTGGGTCAACTCCGATGTAGGTGGTGAGGTCGTATTTCTTGGGATTATCCGGACGACGCGGGATAGTGATGACATCGAGGTCAGCAGAATCCTGGTCGAAGGTGAAGTATTTGAGCCACTCGCCTGACAGTTCTTTTCCCGCCATGGAGTCGAAGGAGGCCATGTACTCTTGCTTGAATAGCAGTGGATGGTATGAGAGTTTTACTTCCTTCCACTCCTCAGCCGGGAAGTGAGGGTTGTCAATCGAGCGATATTCCACCGTCCCTACTTGTGGGTTTGTGGTGCCGGATGGCCCCCAAAATAGGTCGTAGTACCAGTTCTTCCCTCGCGGGGTCGTGGTACAAACTACAAGCCCGACCTTATCTGATAGTGCGGGTCGAGCAATGTTCCATGCTTCTTCGTCGGGGATGAGCGCGGCCTCGTCAATCCAGAGGATGTCAAGCCCGGCCCCCACCAGTTTGTCGGGTCGCTCCGCCGTCTTGAACTCGATGAGCGATCCGTTGGTGAATTCGATATACATGTTGCCGCGATTCTCGGTGTAGTCCTTCCCCTCAATGAGGTTGGACGCCTTGAGAACCTTGCGGATTGCGTGTAGCGCCGCGCGGCCAGATGAGCGGTAATCAGGAGTGAGAACCCAAATATGAAGGGGATCGTCCGAATCTCGCCCGTGAGCGTCGTGGTGAAACTCCGTGGGATGCGAGGCATAGTAGACTACCTCCCACGCTGCTGATAGAGTCTTTCCGCCTCGTCTACCTGCGACGAGCGAACGATATCTACGCAGCCTTTCCTCAACCTGGCTAGCATGAAAGCAAACTTGCCAGATGTGGGGGTAATAGCCTTGCTCCGCAAACCATAGAAACTTTGGTGCGAAGGGTGCGATAATTCTTGCAGCCTCGGATTCTTCCACGAAGGGAAGTCCCTCTGTTGCCCGAACACGCTTAGGAGAGCCGGTCAACGAGGCCAAGTTTGAGCGCCTCCTCAGCGTCGATCAGCCAGTCGTTCTTGTGTGCCCGCCGCTTGATCGTCGCAATGGTGAGGGTGGAGCGTTCCGCAAGGGACGCAAACACCTTGTCCTGAAGCCGCTTGGTGTGGGCGAGTCGATCCTTCTGATCGGCGTAGCTGCCGAAGCCAGGGTCGAGCGCCGCCTCATGCACCAGCAGAAATGCGTTCTTCGCCATCACACGCTCGTCCGCCGCCTGAAGCAGCGTAACGGCCATGCTCATGGCGTAGCCGAGCACCTTGATCGTGACCTTGTGCCCAAGCTCGCGGAGTTCGTTGATGTAATCGTACATGCCGAATCCAGCGTACCCGCTTCCCCCCGGAGAGGTGAGCAAGATGGTGATATCACAATTCGGGTCGCGTCTATGGAAGATGCCCAAAGTCTGAATGGCCTTGTACGCGGTCTGATCGGTAATCTCGCCAGCGAAGGTGAGGATGTTGTCCTCAGGGGCGCTATTCGCCGCGACGTTGTGCTCACGTCGAAGCTCGGCCACCTTCAACTCAGCGTAGTCG